TACCATGTGACAATGAACATGACTCCGAGAGCAAAAGCTGTATTGAACCACAATCCTCACATAGACCAATACATAATGCAAAAGGAGAATCAGATACCTAATGAACAACTTGGGAGTTACTGGAAGAATCTGTCTGAAGGTTACGATAAAGTTATTAATCTGTCTGGTTCAGTTGAAGGTGGTTTGCTTAAAGTTGAAGGAAAACCTGCTTTTCGTTGGGAGCATGAAGTAAGACATGAGAAATGCAATAGGAACTATTATGACGAGCAATTCAAAAAAGCAGGATATGATACAACAGGCAAGGTGGGAGAACTTTTTTTTACACGACTTGAGCATCAACTTGCTAAGACATACATTAAGAAATATAGAAAAAGATTTACGGTCATGTGGTCACTTGCAGGAAGCTCGTTCCACAAAAACTATCCCTATACACAAATAGTTTGTGATTGGTTATGCAAACTTTATGATGATATAGTATTTATTTTAGTTGGTGATGCTGTTAGTGTTATGTTAGAATGGGAGCATCCACAGGTAAAATGCAGGTCAGATAAATGGTCAATTCGTCAGGCTATGTTGATGACAAAATATGTTGATTTAGTAGTTGGCTCAGAGACAGGGATATTAAATGCGGCAGGGTGCTATGACACGCCAAAGATTGTCCTCTTGTCTCATTCGTCTGAGGAGAATCTCACGAAATACTGGAAGAACTGTACCAACTTACACGCATCTCAGGATGAAGTACCCTGTTATCCTTGTCATCAGTTGCACTATACTTTGGAGTCTTGCCCTTTACATGAGAAATTAAAGACACCTTTATGTATGACACAACTTAAATATGAAGTTGTTAAGAACGAAATAGAACGACAATATAAGGAATGGAAAAATGGGTGTAGGTGACGCAGAGGTATGGTTAAAAGATGACACGAATACTCCTTTTGGAGTGGAGCGTGATGGCAATAGGATTGTAGTTAAAGATGACTACTGAATGGAAATGTATTAAGTGTGGTCAATGTTGTATTGGCGCTAATGTTACTGTAAACTTGGAAGCAGAAGCAGCAAGGTTCTATAGTTACTTTGGTATAGAGATAAGTAAAGTAAATGATGAGTATAAAGGCAAATTTCAAACAGGAACAGTTTGTAAGTTCTGTAGGAATAAGATGTGCGAAATATATGAGAACAGACCACAGATATGTAAAGACTACCCTATAGTAGAGAAGGATGGGAAGAAACAATGTTGGGGGGTAAATGATGGCACATATAGAAAGTGATAGTAGAGTAGAAAGTGGAATGGATTTTAAAGTTGATAGAGGTGAGATAACTCCATTGGGAATGATGTCTGTTCAGGCTGAAGCGATTATGAAGCGCAAGCAAGATAAGCCTCACTCAGTAGGTGTTTTTACTGATGGCGCTAAAGGAGATAGTGGTGAGTTAGAAGGTATGCCAACTCCAGAAGAGTTTACTGAGTCTGATTTTAATGTTGCATTAAGATTCCCTTCTGCTATAAGAACTATGTGGAGTGATGACGTAGCCATAGAAGTTATGGAGGCGCTGTTATTACATAAACCTTTTGAATTGCTAAACCAGAAACTACAACGGAAAGGAGAACAAGATGCCAGATAGAATAGCAATAGGACTGAATATTATACCAAATTCTCACCCTTCAGATGAACACCACGACAAGGTGAGAAAAGCAAAAAGGAAGAGAGATGCCGATAAAAGAGAGAGGATGCAGTTTGCAAGAAAGGGTAGAAACGGAGAAGATAAAATGAGAGACACACGGAACACTCCGATAGCACAAGGCTAATGTTTCACTACCAGTTTTCATATTATAAACGGAACAATAGAGGAGAGATAAGTATGGGGTATTGGGTCGGTATGACTACCAAGAGTGGTAGTGAAGCAAACTTCTATGTAGAAGATGATAACGGAACTAAGAGATACTACAATGGAAAAGATAAAAGGCATGAGTATAGGAATGAAGAACCATACGACCTAATAAAAGACCATACTAAATTAGTTAAAAAGATAGAGAAAGCTATAAAACCATTTGATGTAAAAGAAAATAAACCAGAAATAGATTTAGAAGTAAAAACAGCAAATGCTGAAAGATTTGTTGCATTAAAAACAGATTTAGGGCAGCAAGCAAAAGCATTATTGTCTGAGGGTAGGTTAAATCATACCACCTTTACAAAACTAATATCTAACAAAGCATCTTTAACTGACAAGAAACTTAGTAAGCCAAAGTATGATGCTATCATAAAGGAGTTAATAGATAACGAAATAGCAGAGAAAAAAGGCTTGAATTATATTTATAAATAGTGTATGTAGTAACTTAATATACAACATCAGGAGACGACAACATGGCTGCTCCAACAGCTCCGACACTTGCGATTATTACAACTGAAGGTATAAAGAAGGCTGGCTACGGTAACGCTGCATCTTCACTTTTAACTCGTTCACAAGACGAGTGGATAGAAGAGATAAAGAATGATATATGGACTTTATCTAAGAAGTTAAAATCCCTCTATGCTACTTCATTTGCTGTTACTACTAATGGAGTAGAGAAGTATTCCTACCCTACAGATTTCTCCTCAGAAATGTCAATAACACTAATGACCGGAAGCGTTACTGGTACGGCTCAAGCAGGTGCGGCTACTACTATAACCCTTGCTGCTGCTAATACCGCTTCTGATTTAATTGGCAAAGAAATAATGATTTTATCTGGTACTGGTTCTGCGCAGATAAACCAGATAACTGCCTTTGTAGCTTCCACTAATGTTGCAACCGTAAACGATACTTGGTCAACTAACCCTGACAGTACATCTGTTTATATGGTTGTTGATAAGTATAAAGACCTTCAGCAAACTCCTGTATGGCGACATGACTCTGGAAGAACCTCACCGGAGAGAGGAGAACCTACACATTTCTTTCCTATCGGAGATTCCGATAATGGAGAATTTATTTTATTTCCTACACCTTTCCGTTCTGCGAGTGATACAAATGGGTACGGTATTCGTCATCAATATTATGCTGACTTGCTTCGTATTGACCTGGCTTCTACTTTAATGACAACTTTATATAGAAGGTGGAGGAGTCTCTTTATACAAGGTGTGAAGTATAAATGTTTAGAAGATTTAGATGACAACAGGCAGACGCAGGAAGCTCAGAAGTATCGTGGGGATTTAAACGCTATGATTGTTCGTGAGGCTTATGGTATGGATTTAAGCAATCTTAATATTTCGGTGGAGGGATAATGGCAAAAAAAAGAACAGTATTGAACAAAGAAGAACTCCTGAAAGGTAAAGTTAAAAAGTTTGACCCAAGAGGTTCTGGTTATGACCAAAAAAATGCACCTCCAAGAAAACCAGCTAATCCTTCTGCTGGGAAGGAAGGAATCCCTCATCAGGGTACAAGAAATCCAAGAACAGGTCAAATTTTAAAAGGGCAAAAACATCCTACTTTTAGGGAAGGAATGGAGGGTGAAGAAGAGGCAGGTTACACAATCCATAGAGACGAATTAACTGGTAGGCTTTTTTCAAGAGCAAGAAGGAATCCCTCCGCAGCAGGGAATATGGTGTCCATAAAAGAACTCTTGGAGGAAAATGATAGATATAGAAAAACTTTAGAGAGAAAGACAGCAACTCAGGAAGCTGGTAAAGAAGCAAAGAGAAAAAGACAAAAGACTGATTATAATAAAAAGAAGAAAAGGTAAATAATGGGATACTCAGGAAAGACTATTGAGATTGATTTAAACGCAGGTGGGTTTAATTACAATCCTAACCTTGACTCTTTGCAGTTAGGAGCTATGATTGATGGCTCTATTAATACAACTCTGCAAGATGGTGGGCGCAGGAAGCGTGGTGGTACTTCTCATGTAAACACTAGTGCCATTTCTGGTACACCTAAGTTAATGAAGCTATATGATTTTATTCTGACTACCGGAACTCAGTTTCTTATGATGGCTGGTGCTGATGGAAAACTTTATAAGAATTTTACAGATACTTTAAAAACAGGATTATCTACCACAAACTATTGGGATATGTCAAGCATGAATGACTTGCTTGTTACTACTGATGGTGCATCTGTATTACAGACATGGGATGGTGCTGCTGGTAGTACATCAGATGTGTCCACTCCTGCACCTGATTGGGCTACTGATTCTTTATATCCACAGCAGTTGGTTTTACATGGTAGAGGATTATCTCAAAGGATGTGGTCTTGGACAACTAATAATAAAATCTTTGGTAGTAAAATATTTGATGCAGATGATTGGGGTGCAACTAATGGATTTATTTCAGACACTAATAACGTGTTTGCTACGAGAGAGGGAGGCAGTATTACTGGTATGTATGAGTTTGGTGATAGTTT